ATACTGATAAAATACTGGTAGTATATTTTCAGCATTATCATCATCAATCCAATGGTGTGATACCATATCATCTTGCACTGTCTGTGCAGGATTAATATAGTCAAACTTATGACGTGTACCCCTAACAAATGTAAACCCTATCTTGACTGGAAGTTTATACTTTTTGAGTTCATCTCTAAACTCTTTAGTATATTTCTGATAATACTCTTTAGTATTCTTACGGTAGTTCACAACAGTTTTACTTGCTATGAAATACTTCCCTGTCCATCTACGCCCATTCTTTGAGCTGGGTACATTTCCTGGTATAAACCACTTCATACTATAATTTTAGTGTTCTTTGTAATAAAGGTTTTAGTTCCTTATGAACTGTTTCAAAACCGTGTTCTCTTATAGCATCTGATATGTCTTTGCATATAGAAAGGCAACATCCTTGAATATTATATGCTTTTGCATATGATTGGATGGCATTCCTACCTGCATCATCATTGTCAAACAAAGTAATGATCTTCTTATATTTTGTTTTTAGATTATTAATCATATAAGGCTTGATCATTGTGTTCTCACTGTTAGGTGCTATAACCTCTAAGTTATAACCCATACCCTTTAGAGTCATTGCATCTTTTAATGAAGAGCAGATTGCCAGGTATGGTTTATCATACTTAAGTTGATCATATCCCTGTAAGTGGGACACTACATTGTAGAACTTAAAGCTATCATGAGGCTGGTATATCTTATACACAGCACCATCTTTAGTAAAGTAACCATATGCCATGGGTTTTCTAAACTTAGCTTTTTCAATTTTACCATCCTGATCTTTTATGAGGGTAAAATATTCTATAGGTTTTACATTATACTCGTTGAGTAGTGAGCTGCCAATTCTAAATGACAGCCAGAAATCAGCATCTTGTTGGTTCCACTCTCTTGTGTGAACATAATCAAGAGTCCATTTAGCATCCGCTTTTAGTGTAATTAATTCAACCTCACCGTTGCCAACATAATCATTATAGTCTTCTATAATTTGATTAACGGCTTGGGTAAAGTTGAGATTAAATAACTTACGGACTACATCAATCTTACTACCAGAAACACCAGTAGAAAAATCTTTAAACTTATATTGTTGTATTGACTTATCTACATATATACAGAAGCTTGGTGTGCGTTCTGTTGGATTAAAAATAGATTTGATTTTAACATCTTGTCCTGTGAGTTTCTCAGGCAGTTCCAGATAATATTGAAACACCCAATAACTTGGGACATCTGCTATGTCTATTACTAAATTCTTGCTACTTAACATAATAAAAAGGAAGGGGCCGCAGCCCCCTCCATATTTATTTACAAATCAAAATCATCCCCAGATACAGTACCTGCTACTGGTTCAAAGCTTTGAGTTGTGTTTTGCGTTGTTCTAGTCTTTACAGGAACAATGTGCTCATCTCTACTGAATTCAATCAATCTAGAATTATCTACATCAAGAGATTCAAAAGGAACACCTGTACCAGTACGCTTAGGTAAGAACAACTGAAGGTTAATGTAACCTTCTTTGTTTTCCCACTCACGTCCTGCAATACAGAAGTTGTAGTAAGTATCTCCGCTAAGAATAGCATCTGCTGACTGCACAAAGCCTTCAATAGTTTGTGCTTGAATAGAATCAAGTTCACTACGCTTACCTTGCATTTCAGCAAGCAAGATCAAAGATTTCATGATTTCTGCATCACGGTTAATTTCTCTACCGCTAGGTAAAGTTGTGTCAGAGAATGCATAACGTTGGAAAGATACTCTACCAACTTGACCTTGATAACGTGGACCATTTGGATTATTCACATCAAGAAGGAAACCTTCAAATTCACCACCAACAGGGTGTGATTCTACATTAAGTTGTAGATCATATGCGTTCTGATCATAAGGTGGAGTGTGTAGAGTGATAGAATTAATTTTCAATTCCTGGTTACCAGCATCAATTACCGGCTTGATCTTGCCGCTACCAGCGGACATGTCTTTAGTACTTAACATTTCTTGTTGATTTAAAATTTAACTTTTAATTATTCATTTTCGTATGCATAGATTGCATCCTTGACATATTGAAGGTCATTTGTAATAAACTCCTCTTCAAACATGCCCATTGGTGACTTACAGGTATTCTCACCGTTGTTTTGTGTTTCAAAACCATAGTGAAGACTACCATCATCTTCTTTGCGGACTTTGCCAAACAATACAATAGAGAACAAACCTTCTAATGTAAGAGCATTGTCAATCATTTTACCTACAGTCTTAGCTTTAACCTTACGATGACCATTAATATCTGTGGATTCTTCTGAGTGTGTCAAGAAGAAGACATACAGATCATCTCTCAGGTCTTTAGGAAGCTTAGCAACCTGAGCTAAGTTAGCTGCAATCTGGGTAAATTTATCATAGCCTTTCTCAGTAGCTTTATCAAAGTACTCAAAGCTTGACATATATTGCCAATCATCAATAACTAAGTTTTTGATATGCGGCATCTTTTCACTTACATGCTGCATGGCTTTATAAACTCCTGGACCGCTTGATACGCTAATCAAATTGCCATCTGGATTTGCTTTATCCAAAGGAGTGTATTTGCTTTTCCAACCTTTAAAAGGTAAAGGTTTGTTAGCAATGTTAATGATTACTGTCTCTTTAGGATTAAGATTCCTAATAGACGTTGATTTACCTGAGCCTGACTCAGCAATTACTAAAACACTTTGTGCCATCTATTTTAATTTATTTTCTATTCTACTTAAAGTCTCTGCTATCTTATTGAGTGCTTCAACCACACCTCTAAATGAATATGTTTCATCTGGGTTTGGTAAATCTGTCAAGTCATCAAGATCAAATATATTACTTTTCCCTTGCTTTGACACAGCATCACTTACAACTTTTAATTCTGATACAGGAATAATATGTCTTTGAAAACCACTACTGCTTTCAATCATTTCATATTCTTCCTTCCAGTGAGGGTTGTATTTATGTAGATACAAAGTTCTTTTAGGATCTTCTGCATCATAGTCAATACTTACAAACTCTGTGTAAATATCTTTATTTCTTTCTAGCTCACTTGGAAAAAAGCTGACATGTAAGTCATCTTTACCCGGTGGTCTATAAGCCATTTTAGGTATATAGGCAGCATCTTGTAATTCATTTGAGTTGAAATACTCCTCATGCTGTCTTTTTAAATCTGCTACCTTTTGTTTTCTTTCTTCAGGAGTCATTTTTAAATTTTTTACTTCATACATTTTTGTTGTTATCATCTTGGTGCTTCTTGTGGTGGTGTTGCCATTTCAGCAATCTCCATCCGTTCAAATTGTGCTTTAAAGAAACTCATTCTTGTATCACCATTACGAGCTTTTAAGAAGTGAAGAACAAGAGTTCTATCATCTTCTATAATATACCTGTCTGGACCATACAATCTAATCTTCTGTTTAGCAGGACGGTTAATACCAATCAAAGTATCAGCATGTTGTAACATAGCATCTGAACCAAAGATATCTGATTCAAGTACATAGTTCCCATACTTACCTTGTTGTGCACGTTCTGGATTATCAATATTTCTATTAAGCTGTGACAATGCAATAAACATACAGGGATACTCCCTTTTGGTTTGTGTAAAGAACTCACCTAATTCAAATAGCATATCTAAACTACTATTCTGATATGGTGCTCTCTTTACAAGCATGGTATGATCCAATGTAATAATTGTTTTCTTACCCTTATGTTTTTCCATATACATGTCTATTTGTTCACGCATTTGGTTAACAGTCATAGGTCTTGATACAATATCAACTGGATACTTTACACGTTCTTTTGCATATTGATGACAAGAGTTTAGTACATCTGTAGTTAATACACTACCAGCACTACATAGTTCTTTATAAGTTTTACCTGTTATGGATGAGAACTCACGCAATGCTGAGGTTCTACCAACCATCTCAAACTGAAACTCAAGAACTCTAAAGTCATCATTAGGATTTAATGCAAAAGATTCTCTTATGATCTGATCTTTAATAAGTGTTTTACCTGAACCAGGTCTTCCACCCATTACAGTAAGTGTATTCCATTCTAAACCATCAGTAGTAGCATCATTAAACTTAGGCCAAGGTGTGTAAATAGATTTCTCTTCACCATTAGCACGTTTAACCATGTATTTAAGGGCATCATTAAAGGACGCATATTGTCCAACCCACTCTTCTGTTGGTTTACTCATGTTCTAAAATATATATAGCGTCTTGCAGATTTTCAATACTTGCTTCACAACTTGATTCATCAGGGACCCAAGTTTCATCTCTAAGCATTTGCAAATCTTCCAAGACTAAATTCAACTTTTCTAATACTTCTACTGTACCTGCCATTATACAACTCTCTCTTTAAAGTGATGGACTTCTGTTTGAACGCCATCATTAATCATATCACAATA